CTTTGTAATGGTTCTTTTAGGAATGTCTCCTTCACGGTTCCATACCTGTTCATCAACGGTAAAAGCAAAACTCATCTTATCTAAAAGTCCACTTCTAACCATTTTGTAAATATCTTGGTTGTGACTTGTATCTAAGAGTTCTGCTCTTACTTTTAGCCCAATATGATCAACTGATAGCTGCAAAGACTGATTTTTAGTTCTTGCGATAATCAAGAATGAGTCCATATGATTGTATTTCATCGGTACATCTTTCATTTTAGTTTCTTGTAAGGCGTTAGGTGATATTTCTTCTATAAAGCCATATGTTTCATCACCAATTAAAGTTTCTTGGTTAAAGACTAATGCATAACCTTCTAAAATCATTTTGCCTTCATCTTCATGGAGAACTACATCAGCAAGTCTAGTTTCTTTAATCATTAGTTCTTACCTCAACTTTTTTAGATGTTCTTGGTTTTATTTCTTGTCCATATGAGAACTCTAGCTCAGCATCTTTATATGAAAATGTTTCTAGTTTTTCCTTCTTACAAAAATCAGAGATCGTTTTTGTTTTTTTCTTTTTGGGTATCCAAGATACTCTTTAATGCTTCATTTGATATCTTGCCATTAATCGTTACTTTCATGTTCTTCTTCCTCTTTCTTTCCAACTTGATATAGGTTTGCTTTATCAGCATCAACAAAGTTTAATGATTGAAGTCGTTTGTTGCCACCTTCGATAGGTTCTAAACCTAATAAAGACCTTGATTCATTTAAAGACATAATGCCTAAACTCATAAGTTTTTCAATAGCCGTTACTTTTGTGTTCCAGGAAGCATACTGTAACCTTTCACTAAAAAAGACTATTTCTTCTCCACGTTCTAGTTGATTGTTGGTAAGTAAGCCGATAGAAAAAGCCTCGCTAAGTTGAATAGCTAAAGGCTCTATGGTTGACTCGTAAAACGAGTTATATTCATCTTCTGTATACTTGTTTTTAAATATTGGAACAGATACACCAAAGTAATCTAGGATCTTTGATTGTAAGAATTCAAGCGTATCTTTATCAATAAGCTTAGGATCTACATTGAGTGGGATATACTCACTCTTTAAATCAATCGGGATAATGGAACTGCTTTTTGAATGGATCGAATCAGAGAGTGCGGTATCAAAGAGTTCTCTTTGTTTTTTCTTATCGACTTCTGATAACATCCCATTCATCTTGACAATACCTTTAATCTGCATGGACGACTTAATCGCGTTATCAATACCCTGCAGCAAACTCTCATTAATTGAGATAGTTTTTAAGATCGCTTCATGATCTCCACTCGATCCACTGCCACCGAAAATATCATTTTGTCCATAATGTTTTCTTAAATGAATGATATTCTCATAGGGCAAAATATACGAACCACCATTTTCAAATAAGAACTTAATATAATAGTGATCGCCCAGATCAACAATCATTTCAACTGTTATTGGTTTTAATGGATAAAGTCCAGTGAGCTGTCCTGTGGACTTATCAAACTTTGGATAAATAAATACATTATCATTAAGCATCAGTAATGTGACTGTCTTATAGATGAAGTCGTAAGGTGTCATGATCTCATTAGGCTTATGCTTCAAAAGAAAAGACAGCTTTCCACTTTTCTCGGAAACTGTCTTATCGTTTTCTATTTTGATATATCTTGGTTTAAGTTTTGCACATTGACTGGCTACCCTATCAATACATATTTTAACCACATCACTTTTCGAAATATTAGTTCCAAACGGTGTATAGAAGGTATTGTTATTATTGATGATTTGTAGAGCATCAATTGAACCTACTTTATTTTTTCTTTTAAAAAGCGCCATAAGCTCCTCCTGTTATTAATAATCATCATAATCGTTCCATTGTCCGCAGTAATCACAGAAATACCCGATTTCTTCATTACTTGGATCTACTATTTGTTGATCAATTGGCACTTGATGTGTTGTATTGATTTTCCCTAAACTATTATAAAAGCTAATACTAGTTTCTTTATAATCAAGGTAAATCTTTACAGTACATGCCTGTCCACAATTTTTACAATAAATTGTTTTTGTGTAATGAGACATGATTATATCCTCCATAGTAATTATGTAGATATTATATCATATTTTCATAATCAATCTTATATCTATTTAAGACTGTATAAGCAATGATTAATGCAACAGTTCCATCAATTCTCTTATATTTTGAATTGAGTTTTGATGGTTGTATATTTCCATTTAAATCGACCTTCGCTTGAGTATTTGCTAAACACCATTTTAATATGGGATTATTGTCATAGACTACAAGTTCATTCTTAAGATCTGCTTCCATTTGTTTCATGGGCTCTGATAAAGAATAAATACCCTGTCTGACTTTTTCCATATTGAATCCTAGTTCTTCCATTTCTTTAATCCAATACTGTGAGTTCCAAGGATCATATCCTACCCATAAAGGTCTAATGCCATACGTTTGTATCATGCTCATAAACCATTTAGTCACTAGACTAAAGTCATTCTGGTTTCCTTCAGTAAGTGTAACAAATCCTTTTTTAACCCAAATATCATAGGGGACATTATCCTCTGTGATTCTTTTATCTAATACGCCACTTGGCATAAAGAAATGGGGTATCACATACTTCTTATTTGAATCTCTTTTTTGAATGACAAGTACTGCTGCAGTCAAGTCAGTTGTTGATGATAGATCAACACCACCAACTGCATAACTATCTCTTAAATCATCTAGTAAGTAACTTTCTTCATTATTTAAATCATCATAAGATAACCAAGAACCAGAATCTGCCTGTTTAATATTAAAGTCCTTACAGAGCATCGTTACTCTTGTTGATAAGTCATGTTTGGATTTGTTCATAACATCTTCTAAGTAAGATGCGGTCTTAACAATACCAATACTAGGGTTTGATTTTTGCCATGTTCTTTTGTCATCATATATTTCTTTTACAGAATCTTGGGTATATAACCATGGAAGCACGCGTTCGTCATCTATTTCACCTTTGATCATCTTTCTTGCATAATCTAGTTTATTATCTAAAAAACCACCGATGGTTGTCCCTTCAGTAGTTATGATAAATATGAGTGGTTCTTTCTTAGTAGATTGTGACTGCTTGATCGCATCATACACTTTTGAATCTGTCATCTCATGGACTTCATCAATACAGCCAACTTCAATGTTGTATCCATCTTTATTTCTTGATTGAGCAGATAATTTCTTAATCTTATTTTTTGTTTTAGGTGAATAGATATGAAATATATTCTTTCTACTTCTAGTCTCTTTAGATAAAGAAGGTGATTGTTCTCTCATATTATTAATTTCTTCAAATAAAATATTTGCTTGTTCTGTCGTGTTTGATGCACATACAATATCAACACCACCACTAGATAAAAAGAATTCAGCAAGATCTATCCCTGCAGCAAATGTTGTCTTTCCATTCTTTCTTGCAACCAGTAAGATAACTTCATTAAACCTTCTTAATCCTGAATCAGTCATTTTAAATCCATAGGCTGTTTGAATGATTGCCTTTTCCCAAAGCTCTAATATAAATGGCTTTCCATTAAAGGGTGATTTGGTGTGTTTACAAAAAGTTTCAATGAAATCAATTCTAAGCTTTCCTGGTTGTTCATCAAAGACGTATCTTGGATTATCTAAATCGATGATCAGACGATCAAGTTGCTTTTGAAGTTCCTCGCCAACAATAATATTACCTTCGACTATTTGATTGTAATACTCTACTAGATAGTTCATTCTATTGCTCTTTTAAGAAACTCATCAAAAGCATCATCTTTATCATTAACTTGTGTGCCTAGTATTGTATTAAGTGTTTTGATCACAGTTCCATAGGAATTGACAAGCTTAGTATAATACTTTGCAGCTTCACTTTGGCGTTGTGTGCCTTTTGATGATATTTGAACTGCGCCATATTTAATCATTTGTTCTTGTAACTTATCAAGTTCCACTTTCATAAATGCAGCTTGATAAATCAAGTTATCTACTAATTTTATCTTTGATTCTTCGACCAAAGAAAAAAGCGACTTTAATCGCTTATATTCATTATCAAACATGATTACTAACCTCTCATTTACTACTTAATCAAATTGTGCTCAAATGCGAAAAAAACTGTAGAAATAAACTCTTTAATTTTAATCTCATCAGTTTCAAATCTGCGAGTTATTAAATAGTAGTTTATTTTTTCAAAAACAATTAATTCTTTGAAGTCTATTGCTTCTTTATATTTAAACTCCCTTCCATGAATAAGCGAATTTCTGAATTCTCTTATTCGCTTCATATAATCAAATATTTTACTTTCATCTTTAAACAGACTCTTTAAGTAATCACTTGAGTTTATAGAATAAAGGATTTTTTTTCCGAAAGAAAGTTCGTTGTTTTTAACAAAATTAATAGTAGATTGAATCAGTGAATCTTCACCTTGATTAAAATCATTCTTATTATTTTCTATCAAAACAAGTAGTTTATCAGAATCTTCATTATATGATTGTTCTAATTGCTTGTTTACATCTGGAAAGCAATATTTAAATTCACTGTCAAAACATGAAAAAAGAAATGGAATGTCATTGTACTTGTAGCCACTTTTTGAATCACTGATATGATTTAAGTAAACCTGCTCTTTAAGAAAAAAAACAAATAATTCAGGCAACAGTGAATAAACACTCAAAAATGATAATCTTCGATTAACGCTTTGTTTAGAATTACTTTTTCTATATGAAAATGTCCCATATCTAAGAAATCCTGCGCGGTCAAAACGAAGTCGAAAACTAAGCTTGCCAATATTGATATCAGAAAGTCTAAAAATGAATTTCAATATGTTTTTAATCTTAGAAATGAATTCTACCATTAAATTAATATCAAAAATTATTTCTTTATCAAACTCAATAATTAAAGCACTTTTATATGACTGAAGATAATTAGCATCACTTGTGCTAAAGCCTTTGTGAACTGTAAAAGTAAAACTGCAATTGTGTTCTTTATACTTGAAATTTCCTTTTTTCTCAAAATCATCATAATCTAGATCACTAATTTTATGTTTAATGTTTGTTACATAGCCTTCTTCATTTGTCTCTGTTTCTTCCCTATCAAACTTAACAGCATTTTTGGGTGAAAACAAGGCATCGATTATTTCACCTGTGATTGTTAAATTTTGTTTCTTGTCATTAACATGGTGTCCAAAGTTATGATTATTAAGTTTATCCATTTTAATGTAATATGGGATTTTAAAATCTACTTCTAAGTTTGAGGTACTTACGTAATCAAAATAAAACCGTACACTTTCATTATTAATTGATGTGCCCTCTATATACTGGATTCCATCAAAAAAGTTTTCGTTATGAAAACCAAAAAACATATCTTTTCCAATTTTATCTTCTGGTAAAATCAACTTTAATATAAAAAGCTCTTCATCATAATAAAAACTACATTCTAAATCATTAATCTCAACATAACCTCTCATAAATACCCTCCAGATACTTTTATATTACCAGTTCAAATTCTCAGATTTTCAAAAAATTTGGCTTCTGTTTTTTAATTGTCCCCTACGCGGTACCCTAACATTTTTTTTAGGATACGACAAAGATGATGAAGGTCAATTAATCATTAATTCTCAACAAGCAAAAACAGTTAAATATATTTTCAATCAATATTTAAATGGTATGGGCATTAGCAAACTTGCTAGACATTTAATCGAGAACAAATATAAAAATGGTCGTGGTGTCGTCCCTTGGTATGCTGACACTGTAAAAGAAATTTTACGAAATGAAAAATATGCTGGCGACTTAATGCTTCAAAAAACTGTTACAGTTGATTATCTTTCCCATAAAACAATCGCAAACGATGGCCATGCAACAAAATACTATATAAAGGATAATCATGAAGTCATCATTGACAGAGAGACTTTTGATATAGTGCAAACAATGATTCATGCAAGAGATATTATCTTAGCAAATGATAATAAAGAACGATATAAACATCTTGCTCAAAAACCAATCAAAGGACTTGTCTACTGTAGTAGATGCAAACGCATGTACCGCTCTAAAATGCACAATTCAGGAACAACATTCAAAAAGAGCATGCTAAAATGTCACACTGATAGAAATAATCCACATAATTGTGATAATCCTTCTATCCACGAACCATTAGTAGAACGTGCTACGCTGCATCTTATCAAAGAGTTAACCAAAACAGGAGACATGCAAAAATCACTTCTCGCTTTTATGGAAAAATCGCTAGAACATATCAATTCTCATGAACCATTAAAAAGACTAAAAGAAAAAAGCATTGATCTTGCAAATGAACTTAAAAAACATGTCAGAAGCAAAATCCGTTCTGGCATGTCTGATGCTGAATATTAAACAATCTATAATCAAATCGAAAAAGAACTTGAACAATGCGAAATAGATATCGCAAATCTAAGAAACGAAATCAATCGAGAGCTTCTGACTAGAAGACGCTTATATGCATTAACCAACTTCATTGAGTCCAATTACGAAGATAAGCGCATCATTAAAAGTTTCTTTGGAATGATTCTAGTTGATGGAAAAAATCATCTTAAGTATGTCTTAGATGATACATTTTCAATCATTGATGATTTATATGAGCAAATCGATGAACTTAATAAAAACAAACCTTTCTTGAAAGGTTCGTATATAGATGAACTAACAAATAGTACAATAACTTATGAGGTAATTAAATATGAAGGACGTTAAAGTCATTGAGTCAAATCAATCAAAAACAAATAAACATATTATCAAGCGTGTTGCAGCATATGCCAGGGTTTCCACTAAACAAGAAATGCAAGAATCATCTTTGGATATTCAAGTCAGACATTATACTAGAGAAATCATATTTAATCCTGACTATATTTTTGCTGGTATTTATTATGACCATGGAAAAAGTGGTACATCAATGCTAAAACGTGATGGATTGCAAGCCTTGTTAAAAAAAGTTTATGCAGGCCATATCGATTTAGTATTATTCAAATCCTTATCACGCTTTGCAAGAAATACAATTGATGCATTAAATGTCATCAGAGAAACTAGAAAATTAGGCGTAGAGTTCTTCTTCGAAAAAGAGAATCTATCTTCTTTGGACTGCACCATTGACATGATACTTACGATGATGGCAGGTCTTGCTGAAGCAGAGTCACAACAAATATCATCAAATATTCGCTGGGGACACCGTAGTCGAGCAAAAAATGGAAAGACTCGCATTCATCCAATCTTCGGGTATGACATTACCAAAGATAGAAAATATATCATTAATGAGCTACAAGCAAAAGTAGTTCAAATCATCTTTCAAATGTTTTTAGAAGGTAAAAATATTCGTCAAATTCACACTTACTTACAAGATCATGACCACACAGTCTATGAAGAGAAACAGTTTATCAACCCTCAGAAAATAAGAAATATCTTATGCAATGAAAAATACATTGGTAGAATAATTTATGGAAAAAGCTATACAAAAATAGATGGACGTGAAAAAAAGGTTGTTATCAATAATGGTGAAGAACCCAAGTATATCATCAATAATCACCACGAACCGATTATTGATTTAAATACCTTTAATAAAGTTCAAAAAATCATCAAAGATCAAAAAGAAAAAAGAGCGAAAAATAAAAAAACAGACTATACTAATTATGAAAAGTTTGCATATTCTGTCCGACACGAGTCATACCTAAAACGAAAACAAAAAGGAGTTGTAGATGATGTCGATAATGAGCTTACCCCTTATTTCTGTAAATCGTCAGTCTCTGCTTTTTATGTTAAACATACATCTAAGGTCCTCTTCCGTTCTTTAAACGCACTGTCGCGAAAATTCGGTCGTATGGAAGCATTATTTGACACACAGGTTGATGATATACTTTCTAAACAGAAGCTTTCAGAAAAATTAAATGAGCAAGAAAAAATACTTGAAGACTATATGAGACAATATTATAAGTTAGAGCGTAAAACATCAAAAGACAAAAAAGATCGAATAATGCTTTATGAGTTAGAAACACTAGTTATTCAGGAGAGCATAAACTATACCACTTTAGAAGATGAATACAACTATATCGAAGAGCACTTTAGTCATGCTCAAGGTATCAAAAAACATATAAAAGAACTGAGATACCCAACTGAGTCTTTAACACCTGAAAATGTCAATGACATATTTGCAGGATTCCTTATTGAAGATTATGATAGCTATATTGCATTCATCAACATATCCAATAAAGAACTTACGCCTGAAACTATGAAAAAAGCAGCAGCGAATCCGCCACTGCATACTGGTGCTTATCAAACTAAAGGTAGAATTGATGCGGAGATTAAATGGAGTATTGTTCTTTGCTAATATATAAGATTAAGCGTTATATACTCGCTATCAATTACACAAATATATATTTTACTCAAAGAAAGTCCTAATCTCCATAATTTCCTGATTCAATTCTCTCAGTGAAATATTCAAAGCATATGCAAATGGCATGACTTGACTTTGATAATGAATACCTTGGTTTAGCATTACCTTCTTGCTCATTAAAATACTTCTACTAAGGTTTCCTGGAATGGGTGCTGTGCATGTCCCATCTCTTTTCAAAAGAACAGAGATTTTTTTTACTAAAGTAGATTCACTAGTAAATTCATCTAGTAGATTTGGATTACTAACGATCAATTCTCGAATCTGTTTTTCCACCCAGACTCTTAACGCTGCTATGTATATAACTTTATTGTATGAATTAATTTGAAACGAATCGTTTATTAAAGGTACAAAACTATCAATCAAATCTACAAAATAATCATTACTAATATCTGGATACTCTGTCATAGAAAACGAACTATCGTAATGGAATAACTTATGAATTTCATTATCAAATGGTAAGTTTTCTTTTTGGATTAGTGCAGCGATAATACCTTGTTCATCTACACCAAGTAAAACATCCAATGTCAATAAATTTTTACCATCGTCCCTTCTTGGTATTTCTTGAATATGAAGAAATTCAGTTTCTTCATCAATATAATAGTAGTCAAAATCTCTTGAATATTGTGAATTAAGAGCATTTATCATCTCAATTGAGTGAGTTAGTATAATTAATGTCTTTCCACTATCTGCTGCCTTAACAATTTCATATACAATTTTATAGTGATTTATTATATCTAAACTAGATACTGGGTCATCTAAAATTAGAATGCTTTTTTCGCTTCCTATAAACTCATAAATTCGAATTAAAAAAGACAGTAGGTTCATTTCGCCGGTACTATAAGTTTTAACTTCTCTAGGCAAGTTAACAGTTAGGGTTTTTTCATTATCGTCAAATACAATATCTTCAGTATTTATAGTAAAATAACGTGATATATCGCGCTTAATTTTATCTTCACTCACCTTCAAGTTTTGATATAGTCTCTCGACAGCAGTAATTAGCGCATCTCTCTCCACTATCTTATTTGCCAATTCAACTTGTTTTTCCTGAAGCAAATCAAATCTATTTATATCACCATTACATATCATCCACTCTGCTGTAACGTCTTTAGACAGTAGCAATCTTTTTGTATTAATCAATTTATCTAAATTTTCTTCGGTTGGCGCTAAATTGTGTTTCTTTAGACCATCAAATATTAAACTCTTTCGATTGTTAAGTAGCGTCATTTTTTCAGTGATTTTACCTTTAATGTCGTTGACAACACTGTCACAAATAGGACATACAGAGTCATTGCTCGAGACAACTTGATCTAATAAGACTAAAGACTTAAACACAACATTGTCTTTATATTCAGCAATCTCATCTGTATAGCTAATAACATTCTCTAATATTTCACTAATATCAAGCAAGATTTTCGGCTCTATTTCATCTAAAGAATCACATATTTCTTTCATTTGTGCTCTAGTTTGATTAAAACCTAAAAAATCATCTTTTTGTGCTGATTTAATTATATCTCCATGTTCCTTAGCTTTTGTAGCACTGGTAATACTAAAATTCGAAGCTAAATTAGTTGCTACACTCATTATCCCTTTAATACTATCGATTTCACCATTCAATGCATTAATACTTAAAACGTCTGCAGTAACTTGAATTTTCTTTTTGTTTTTTATAAAATCATTTCTTTCATCCACATAATCTAGAAATGTTATTCTAGCATCTTCTTTATGATCTCTAATGTACCTATAAATTGATGTTTTTCCTATCCCGTTATACCCAAATATTACTTTTGAACGATTATTATCTGGTATGTGAAAATCATCGGATAGTTTTTGTTTTAAAAAATCATACTTTGTATTATCCTGCATATTTGCTTTACTAAACATTTTTTACCCCTCTTAACAATCTAGTCTAAATAAAACATTGTTATCCCTCTCCTATTATTAACTATATTTTATCACAAATAAGAAATATAAATAGGTCATCTAAGGAAAGATGTAATTTCAAACAATAATAAAGAACTATTATTAGTTAAAGGGCAGGAATCCTTCCTGCTTTTTTGTTGAACTTTAGTCAAAATATAGCTTTGGTTTCATAACGTTTCATAGCCATGACTATGCAACCGACAGTCCTAACTAATGGGTCACCGTGCAAATCACATTCCTCGACTAAAGTCAAGTCAATAATGACACTTTATGTCTTAATTAAGACAACAACCATGTCAAAGGCTTCATAGAAAAGTACATTAAACCGATTGTTG